AGAAGGGCGAGAATACTAATCGCATACAAGATGCTAGACAACGTAGAACTGATATGTATTTAGATGACTATGACAACTTCATGGAGCTATTACATAAAGAGATTACAAGATTTATAAACTATTGTGATAAGAAGGATATAACACCTGCATTTAGATTGAATGGCACAAGTGATATACAATGGGAACACAAACTATACAAGGGCAAGACTATGTTTGAACATTTTCCTGATGTACAGTTCTATGATTATACTAAGATACCTACAAGAAAAGTATCACATATCAAGAACTATCATTTGACATGGAGTTATTCAGAAGCTAATCAAAAGTATGCTAATTGGTTTGACAAGATTGCATACAACATAGCAGTAGTATTCAATGGTGCTTTCCCTATCTATTTCAAGGGTAGAGAAGTAGTCAATGGAGATGAAACAGATTTAAGATTTTTAGACAAAGACAATGTTATTGTTGGTCTAAAAGCAAAGGGCAAGGCACGACATGATATGTCAGGCTTTGTCATTCATGTATGAGATTGAGAACATTAAGTTGTTGATAGATTAGAATATATGATAGACTGATTTTTCCTCATGTGCGAGGGTGTTTCAATGTCGATAAATAACAAAACACAGCATTGCGAGGCAACTGTTTTGCTAGTTTCAAAGTCTCTAATAAAAAACTAGCATGTTTACAAGGGCAGAAAATTCTACGAAGAAACAAATTTTAAATAAGTTTCTAAGTAAGAGCAGTCTGAAAGGGTATATAAAGATTTTCTTTATATCTGATTAGTGCAAAGGTTCGAAACTTTGTCAATGAGTAGCTCTCAAACTATGCGACTGCCTGTCCTTTTAAGCATATTATATAAGGAGATAACAATGAAAGTAAAACATTTAAAAACTAAAACAACAATAGAACTAACACCAGAAGAGGTGCATGACTGGATTACAAAAGTTAATCAGCTTGATAGTATGTTAGATAATATTTCAGAAATGAAAGATTTATACTTATCTGATATACTTAATTTAGATGAACTCAAATGGAGAATGACTAGATTATTTAATTTAAACTGGGATAGAAATACACATAGATATATTAAAATTATAGATAGACGAATGTCATAACAATAACTAAAAGGAGATAAATAATGAAACTTAAACAAGTATTAGAGATACAAGAAGTATTAGGTAAAACAATACCTATTGACATGAACCACAAATGGGTGTATTATAGTGACAGTCGTGAAGAGTGGGTAGACATCATGGATTTAGATATAGTACATGCTATAAGAATATTAAGAAAGCATGTAGGAACTGATTCATATCCGTATGTAAGTGATGTACCTGATTGGGACGAATTAAAATCAATAGAGGAGATAACATAATGGATAGATATAGAGTAGAATTATCATTAAATGTTTGGTCTGATACTGACAAAGGAGCAGTAAAAATTGCACAAGATATTTGTGATGAACAAAAACAAAAGTTTGATAATAGATGTGAAATTATTAAAGTATGTAGTAGTCCCTTTGGTAGAATAGAGGGAGAAGATATTAAACTATCAGAAATGAGTGATGAGCAACCAAATGTAAAAGTATTATGGTTAGAATAAAATTATAAGGAGAATATATGAGCAACCAACACAATGAAAAAGCATTTGAAAAGATTATGCAAGAGGTAGAAGAACTTGACAGCAAGGGTTTATTAGAGTCAGAGATTCAAACTGTATGCGAAACATACGGACTGCATGAAGATGATGATAGAGATGATATATTATTTTTTATTGCAGAAAGTAATTTACATTATGACTTAGTATAATGGCAGTAAGAAACAAAGTAATACAAAGTATAGACCATGTTAAAAAGTGTACATCACAGGGCATAGGAGGGCGTTCTAGGACTATTAAAATATCAACTAAACATATGAACAAAAACAAAAAGCGTTCATATAAATCATATAGAGGGCAAGGAAGATGAATATATTTTATTTTTATGACTGTCCTGTTTTATCGGCACAAGCACAACCAGATAAAATGTTAGTGAAAATGCCACTAGAAACAGCACAGATGTTATGTACAGCACATAGAAAATTAGACGGAGATGAGTATGCTGATGAGGTAGGATTATACAAGAGAGCTTATTGGAATCATCCATGTACAGTATGGGCGAGAGAATGTAGTGCTAATTATTTTTGGTTATACAGACACTTTTTAGCATTAGGAACAGAATATAATTACAGATATAATAAGACACATGCAAGTATAATTAAACTCGCTAAACATTTATCTAAAATACCAGATAATATTAAGCGTACTGGTTGGATTAAAACACCACTAGCACAGGCTATGCCTGATGAGTACAAAAATGATAACCCTATCAAAGCATACAGAGATTATTGTACCCATGAGAAACACTATGCAAAATGGGAGAAAGGTAGAGCTAAACCAGAATGGTGGTCAATATGAGTAATGGATTATGGTTAATTATAATATTTGTAATATTCTGTTGTTATGGAGCAAGTTTAATTATTTGTGATAAGGAGTTTAAAGATGATTAAAAATTTTTTTTATTGGGTATCAGAGTGTTGGAATCTAGTTATGAATGTAAAATATAATCCACTTAAAAATATTAAAGAGCCTTCATTACAAGCCTATTTTATGCTAGTATTATTTACAATGTGGTCAGCTTTTTTTGGATTTATAGCTACATATTATTTAGGTTGGTATGGTTATGATATTGTTACAAGTATTATAGTTCACTTAACTGTACTGATTCCAGTTATATTTACCAACGCAGTATTTAAAGACGCTGAAAGAAATGGGGACAAATGGTTCTTAATATTTAAAAACAAAAGGAAAAATAAATGAAAGCTAGTTTAACTAAAAAAGAGTATAAAAAATTTACAGAAAATGTAGATAAATTAAGTAGGCGTGAGAAGATTTCTATACCTCATGCAGTAGAATTTAAAGGGGATATGATAGAAGTTTCATTGCTAGAAAACATAGACTTACATCATATTGATAATTTGTTAGAGAAAATTGATTCAAAGGGTTGACAATGTCAGCGAAAAGTTTTATAATTGTATCTAGCAGTAAACAAAAAGCCAAAATAAAAAGGAGAAAAACATATGGCAATACAAGAAGGAATCGCCTACTGGGCGAATGTAACTACACCAAATACTAGATTTGAACCTGTGTATACAGTAGATTTGGTGGTAGATGATAGTGCAGCTACTAACTTTGAGAGTAGAGGTTTCAAGGTAAAAGACCTTGTTATCAATGACGAGAAGATAGGTAGAGCTATTACTATCAAAAGAAAAGTGAATGGTCCGAATGGTCTAGTTCGCAACGCACCAAAGTTGGTTGACTCTAACAAAAATCCTATTGATGATTTAGTAGGTAATGGTTCACGAGTTAAAGTTCAATATAACGAGTGGGAAGTTGAGAATAAGTTTGGGACTTTCAAAGGTCTTGACTTTCAAGCTATGCAAGTTTTAGATTTAGTTAGTTATAAGTCTGGAGACGGAGACGAGTTTGAATCATTAGAAGGTGGCGAGGAGTTTTAATATGATTGTCACTATTAATAATGAAAGTGGTACAACAACTTATGATGTATCAAAAGTAAAAGATGAAAGTATTAGAACTCAAGCTACTGTTATGATAAATAAAGTAGGTCAGCTTGAAGTTTTATTAGAAGCTTTAAACTTTACCAGTTCAACACACAGGGCAAATCTAGAAGCCCTCTTGAAAGATTGTCCTGAATCTTTGGTAGAGAATAAAGAGGAAGAAGTCGCAGAAAATACAACAGATTCTGAAGACTAATTCGTATCTCCAAGTGAGAGGCTAGGCTATTTTGTTTAGCCTCTCCATTTTAATTTTTAACGAGGGTAATAATGGAACAAAGTAAATTTGTAAAGTATCATGTGTCTTGTGACGCATGTGGTAGTAGTGACGCTGTATCTGTCAATCAAGACGGTTCAGCTAAATGTTTTAGTTGTGGTAAGTTTTATCCTAAATATGAAAGAGGAACAATGTCAATGACACAATACACAGAACAAAAGAAGATGACAACTGAAAGTAATATTCATGGTGGAATCTTTGCTAAACTTACAGATAGAGGGATTGCAAAAGAAACAGCTCAAAAGTATGGAGTTAAAGTAGTTTACGATTCTTCTGGTCAACTAGCACAGCACATCTATCCTTTCTTTATTAACAACGAGCAATGTGCTACTAAAACTAGATATGTAAAAGATAAAAGATTTTCTTTTAATGGTACACTAGAAGGTAGTGGATTGTTTGGACAAAACTTATTCAAAGAAGGTGGTAAGTATTTAACAATAGTAGAAGGAGAGTGTGATGCAATGGCTGCCTATGAATTATTAGGAAGTAAGTGGGCAGTTGTATCAATTAAAAGAGGAGCTTTATCAGCAGTTAAAGACATTAAAGAAAGTTTAGAATATGTAGAAAGTTTTGATAATGTAGTTATTTGTTTTGATAAAGACAAACAAGGGCAGGAAGCTGCAATTAAAGTAGCTACTATACTTAAACCGGGAAAAGCAAAGATAGTAACTTTACCAAATGGATACAAAGATGCAAATGATATGCTCAAACAAAGTAAACATTCTGAGTTTACTAAAGCTTGGTGGGACGCAAAACTTTATACTCCAAGTGGTATTATTAGAGTATCTCAAAAACAAGAAGACTTTTTTAACAGAGAAAAGAAAGAGAGTATTCCTTTTCCTTGGAAAGGTTTGAATAAAAAGCTGTATGGTTTAAGACAAGGAGAACTTGTAACACTTACAGGTGGCACAGGACTTGGTAAGTCTAGTGTGACTAGAGAACTGGAGCATTGGTTGATAAATCAAACTAATGACAATGTGGGTATCATAGCACTAGAAGAAGATTGGAAAAGAACTGTTGACGGTATACTTTCTATTGAAGCTAATGCTAGATTATATATAGACCAAGAGAGAGAAAAGTTTAGTAAAGATACTTTAATGGATATGTATGATAATGTATTTAAAGATGATAAAGTATTTGTCCATGCTCACTTCGGTACTAATGAGATTGATGATATTTTTGCAAAGCTTCGTTACTTAATAGTAGGTTGTGATTGTAAGTGGATAGTTGTTGACCATTTACATATGCTAGTAAGTGCTGTACATGAAGGAGATGAAAGGAGAGCTATTGATTCTATCATGACTAGACTTCGTAGTTTAGTAGAAGAGACAGGAGCAGGTTTAATATTAGTATCTCACTTAAGAAGAGTTGACGGAAACAAAGGACATGAAAATGGTATTGAAGTTTCTTTATCTCATTTAAGAGGTTCTAATAGTATCGGTCAGCTATCTGATTGTGTAATAGCACTTGAAAGAAATCAACAGTCTGATGATGAAATGGAAGCAAGAACTACTAAGCTTCGTATTTTAAAATCTAGATACACAGGAGATGTAGGTATGGCAACATCATTATTGTATGACAAAGATACAGGTAGATTATCTGAACATGATACATTAGAGTTTGAGGTAGATAATAATGCAGTTAGTATTTGATATAGAGACAGACGGTCTTTACTTTGACGCTACTAAAATATGGTGCTTGGTAGCTATAGACGAAAACGATAAAGTATATTCATATACTAAAGATAACATCAATGAAGGTATTGAATTATTAAAATCTGCTGATAAAATTATAGGACATAATATTATAGGATTTGATTTACCTGTAATTAAAAAGCTGACAAATGTTGACTTATATGCACACACTAAAATTATAGATACTTTAACTTTATCTAGGTTATTGAATCCAACTAGAGACGGGGGACATAGTTTAGAAAAGTGGGGTTGGAAACTTAATTATTTAAAATCAGATAAGCCAGACTTCAATGAGTTTAATGATACAATGTTAGAGTATTGTATTAGAGATGTTAAACTAAATAAATTAGTTCTTGAAAAACTTAGACAAGATAGTAGAGGTTTTTCTAAAGAGTGTGTTCAGTTAGAACATGAAGTGTGTAAGATTTTACAAAGTCAATATGAAACAGGTTTTTTATTTGACGAGAAAAATGCTATGAGTTTGTTATCATCTTTGAATAAAAGAAAGTCAGAAGTAGAGGACGAAGTGCATTCTACATTTAAACCTAAATGGGTAGATGTAAAACAAGTTATTCCTAAACTTAAAAAAGATGGTACTCTTTCTAAGTCAGGACTTACTAATATAGAATATGAAGAAAGAGTTTCTACTAATGATATTACTCCTTTCATGAGAAAAGAACTTAAAGAGTTTAATTTAGGTTCAAGACAACAGATAGGAGAATATTTAAAGGACTTCGGGTGGAAACCTAAAAGATTTACACCAACAGGACAACCTATTGTAGATGAAGGTACACTTAAAAAGATTAATCATATACACGAAGCTCAACTTATAGCTGAATATCTCTTATTACAAAAAAGAGCAGCTCAAGTAGAATCATGGATAGACGCATGTCATAATGACAGTAGGGTTCATGGTAGTGTTATGTCTACTGGAGCAATAACTGGTAGAATGACACATAGAAATCCTAACATGGCTCAAGTCCCTGCTGTTTACAGTCCTTACGGTAAAGAATGTAGAGCTTGTTGGACTGTACCAGAGGGATATAAACTTGTGGGTATAGACGCAAGTGGATTAGAATTAAGAATGTTAGCACACTATATGGCTGACGAGGAGTATATAAATGAAGTTATCAACGGAGACATTCACACAACTAACCAAAGATTTGCTGGACTTAAATCAAGAGATGAGGCAAAAACTTTCATCTATGCCCTCATATACGGAGCAGGAGATGAAAAAATTGGAAGCATCATTAATGGAAGCAGAGAACAAGGTAAAGCATTGCGAGAACGCTTTCTTAGTAGTCTTCCAACACTTCGTACTCTTAAAGAACGAGTTGAAAGAGCTTCTGGAAAAGAATACTTAAAAGGTTTAGATGGTAGAAAAATATATGTTAGACATAGACATGCTTCTTTAAACACTTTACTACAAGGTGGTGGAGCAATAGCTATGAAGAAAGCAATGTGTATATTAAATAAATATATTATCCAAAATAATATTGATGCAAGATTTGTAGCTAACATACATGATGAATGGCAAATACAAGTAAAAGAAACTCAATCAGAAACTTTAGGTAAACTAGGAGTTCAAGCTATACAAGAAGCAGGAGAACATTTTAACATGAGATGTCCTCTATCTGGAGAGTACAAGATAGGAGAAAACTGGAGTGAAACACACTAAACATTGTGATAGTCGCAAAGGAGACATGGCAGAATATTACGCTGTCACTTGGCTCTGGGATAATGGCTATGAGGTATTTAAAAATTGTGGGTGTACTGGATTAGCAGATTTAATTGTTAGAGACACTAAAGGTAACTTAATTTTAATAGATGTTAAAACAGCACAACCACAAAACAAAAAAGGTAAAAATAATAATTACACAAAATGTACAGGTAGAACTAAAGAACAAGTAAAAGCAGGAGTACAATTACTAATGTTTGAACCTCATTGTAGAAAGTTATATTTTGTAAATCACAGGGATAAAAATGACTAAACATAAATCAGAATCAGGACATTGGTATGACAAAGAAGGAGAACCTAGATATACTATAATAGGAGCAAACGGTAAAGAAAGGAATACAACTTTAAGGGACGCTAAGAAAGAAGGATATGTTCCTTCAGTTACATCTGTTCTTAACATAATAGCTAAACCCTCTTTAGAAAACTGGAAAGTAACACAAGCTTTGACAGCTTCTTTAACTTTAGTGCAAGAAGACAATGAAACAAATGATAGTTTTATTAATAGATGTAAACAAGAGTACAGGGAGATAGGTAAACAAGCAGCTATAAAAGGAACTAAAATACATGCTCAAATAGAAAGAGGATTTTTAGGAAAGTCAAAAAACAAAACTTATAAAGTAATTAAAAAGTTTTTAGATGAAAAGTTTCCAAAAGAAACATGGATAGCAGAGGATTCTTTCTGTTCTGATTTAGGATACGGTGGTAAAATAGATTTGTATTCTAAGTCCGGTATCTTCGTAGACTTTAAAACAAAAGATAATCTTGAGGGTAAAGACCCTTCTCGTTTAGTTTATGATGAACATGGTATGCAACTGTCAGCTTACGCACAAGGCTGTGGTTTTGATAACCCAGAGAGAGTATCTATCTTTGTTGATAGAGCAGACACAGAGCTTATAGCTTGTCATGTTTGGGACAAAGAAACACATGTTAAACATAGAGATATGTTTAATAGTATATTAAAATATTGGCAACTGGTAAAAAATTATGAATGGAAGACGAGCAAAACAAATTAGAACTCAATCTTTATATTTGTTATATGAATGGGTTAAAACTTTAGTTACTCCTGAAGAAGCTAGTAAAATGAAAATGGAAGATGCATATAAGTTATTACCTACACAAACTCACATCTATGCAAATAGAAAGTTAATGTTATCAGCTTTTTCTTTAAAATGGATTGTCAAACGAGTAAAAAAGTTGTATAATAAAAAAAGAATAGAAGACATAACGTTAGAGGATATAACCAATGGACAAAACTGAACTACTTAAAAATGTAATAATAGATATAGGTAAATATTTAGAAGCCACAAAAGAATCTTTAGATTTTTTAGATACAGAAGTTCTTGAACAGTTAGTAGCTTGTTTACTATTAGAGATAGAAAGTAGAAACGATAGGACAATTAATTAATGAAAAAAAGAATAAATTATAAATTTGAAGAAGATAAAATTTTAAATATAATTAAATCTTATATTGACGAAACTTATACTCAACACTATGCTAATGGTAAGTATCAAGCTACAGATATGATAATTGATTCAGGACATGGAGAAGGTTTTACAGTAGGAAACATTATGAAGTATGCCATGAGATATGGTAAAAAAGATAACAAAAAAGCAGAGTTATATAAGATAATACATTATGCAATTATTGCTTTATACTTAGAGGATAGCAATGGTAGAAGATAAAGTAGGAACTAAAAATTATTTAGGAATTATAATAGACTATGACAAAGAAAAAAACTTTGACAAGTTTAGTATAGATACTCTCAAAGATAGATATTTTTGGGACAAAGAAACACATGCACAGGAAGCTTTTGCAAGAGCTGCAATTTTCGGTGCAACATTTAAAGGAGAAACAGATTATGTATTGGCTCAAAGACTTTATAACTACAGTTCCGACTGTTGGTTCATGTTTAGCACTCCTATACTTAGTAACGGGGGAACAACTCGTGGGTTACCTATCTCTTGCTTTCTTAATTATGTTCCTGACAGCAGGACTGGTTTATCTTCTCATTATGATGAAAATATATGGTTGGCAAGTTCAGGTGGAGGTATCGGTGGATACTGGGGAGATGTTAGGAGTAATGGTATATCTACTACTCATGGCTCTAGGTCAACTGGTTCAATTCCTTTCATGCATGTAGTTGATTCTCAGATGTTAGCCTTTAATCAAGGCACAACTAGAAGAGGTTCTTATGCTGCATATATGGATATAAGTCACCCGGAGATTGAAGAGTTTATAAATATTAGAAAAGAATCAGGTGGAGATATAAATCGTAAATGTCTTAACTTACACAATGGAGTTAATATAACTGACGCATTTTTAGAAGCTGTAAAGAATGATGAAGATTGGAGATTGATTGACCCTAAAACTAATGAAGCAGTTAAGACTATCAATGCTAGAGATTTATGGTTTCAACTGATAAATGCTAGAGCTGAAACTGGAGAACCTTACATGGTAAATATAGATACTTGTAACAAAGCTCTACCAAAACAACAAAAAGATTTAGGTTTAGAAATTAGACAAAGTAATTTATGTTCTGAGATAACATTACCAACTAACGAAGAGAGAACAGCAGTATGTTGTTTGTCTTCTGTAAATTTAGAACACTTTGATAAATGGTCTAAAGATGAAAACTTTATATCAGATTTAATAACTATGCTTGATAATGTAATAGAACATTACATAGAAAATGCAGTGGACACATCACAACTAGGGGGTTATAGTGCAAACTACAATAGATTTAATAAGTATATTAAAGAAGGTAAAGAAGGATATACTAAATCTGCCTATTCGGCATATAGAGAGAGGAGTCTCGGCTTGGGTGCAATGGGGTTTCATGCATATTTACAATCTAGGAACATACCTTTCGAGGGTATTTTCGCAACTGGATTTAACCACAAAGCTTTTGTATATATTAAATCAAGAGCAACTGAAGCAACTAAACAGTTGGCTGTTGAAAGGGGAGAAGCTCCTGACATTCATGGTACGGGTCGTAGAAACGCTAATTTACTTGCTGTTGCTCCTAACGCTAGTAGTGGGATTATATGTAGTGGTACTTCTCCTAGTATCGAGCCTTATAGAGCTAATTGTTATACTCACAAAACTTTATCAGGTACTTATCAAGTTAGGAACAAATACCTTGAAAAGATTCTTAAAACAAAAGGTTTAAAAGGTAAAAAATTAGAAGAGGTATGGAAAGACATTGCAGGGTCTGACGGTTCTGTACAGCACTTAGATATTCTCTCTGATAATGAAAAAGAAATATTTAAAACAGCAAACGAGATAAATCAGATATGGGTTGTTGAACATGCATATCAACGACAACAGTTTATATGTCAAGCACAATCTGTAAATTTATTTTTTACTTTACCAAAAGCAACTGAAGGTCAAGAGATACATGATGAATACATGCAGTATGTTAATGATGTTCATTGGTATGGTATGAATAAGCTTAAATCACTCTACTACTTTAGGTCTAACGCAGCTAGAAATGTAGAGAATGTAAACATTAAAGTTCCAAGAATCAAGTTAGATGATGTGGAATGTATAGCCTGTGAGGGGTAATATGAAAGTAGAAATATTATATGATGCTTTGTATGATAGATATAAAGCAAAACAAACAGAAGCTTTGTGTAATCTTCAAATGTATTTTATAGAAGGAGTAGGAGTAGCAGACCATCCTGATACAGTAAAAACTGTAGCTAAATTATTTGAGGAGTACGCAGAAGCAACAGAACATTTAAAATTATTAAGGGAGAATAAATATGAGCTTATTGGGGAATAGAGATTATTACAAACCATTTGAATATCCTTGGATGTTTGACTATTATGTATTACAAAATCAAATGCATTGGATGCCAGAATCTGTGCCTTTACATACAGATGTAAAAGACTGGCAAGAACTTACAGATAAAGAAAAGAATTTACTTACACAAATATTTAGATTGTTTACTCAATCAGATGTAGATGTGGCTTCAGGATATATAGATAAGTACATGCCTATATTTAAAAAACCAGAAGCAAGAATGATGATGTCATCTTTTGCTAATATGGAATCAATACATCAACATGCCTACAGCTTACTACTTGATACAGTAGGTATGCCAGAAATAGAATACAAAGCTTTTGCAGACTATGAAGAAATGGCAGACAAGCATGATTATGTTGGTAACTTTAAACCAAGTAAAGCAAACAAAAAAACTATTGCAAAAACTTTAGCAGTCTATTCAGCTTTTACAGAGGGACTACAGTTATTTAGTAGCTTTGCAATTTTATTAAACTTTCCTAGGTTTGGTAAAATGAAAGGCATGGGTCAAATAGTTACCTATTCTATTCGTGACGAGTCTATGCATGTAGAAGCTATGACTAAATTATTTAGAGAGTTTATACAAGAAAACTTAGATATATGGACTGACGAATTTAAAAAAGAACTGTATGATATTTGTAGACAAATGGTTGAGTTAGAAGATAAGTTTTTAGATTTAGTTTTTCAAATGGGAGACATACAAGGACTAACTAAAAAAGATATGTATGCTTATAATAGATATATAGCTGATAGAAGACTACTTCAATTAGGACTTAAAACTAATTATAACCAGAAAGAGAATCCTCTAGGTTGGATTGATGAGGTTACTGGTGTTGAACATCAAAACTTCTTTGAAGGTAGAGCAACAACATACATGAAAGCAGGGTTAAGAGGGAGACAAGACAATATAACTTTTAGTGATTTAAATGAATAAAAAAGAAGCAACATTATTAGGATATAAATTTTTATATAATAGAGCTGGTAAATTAATTACAGAAAGAACTACTACTGATATAAAAAATCTTAAACCTTATTTTACAAATGAAGAGTTTGCAACATTACAAACTATAGTAAGAGAAGGCACTACAAAACTAGATGAGATACATAACTATATTGAAGCTAATTTAAATGCTAGAAAAATGACAGAATGAAATGGGCTAGTTTATTACTAGGAATACTTACTCTTCCTTTAATTTTTAATCTAACACCTTTAGAAGTTTTAAGGCTTAAAACATTTGATGCTGTTGTA